GATGTCTGAAATTTGACTTGTAATCAAATCACGTTTATGGTATAAAAGGAAGGTAGATAAAGAAAAATGAATGAAGAACAATTCAAACAATACGTTAAAGAAACTGTAAACACTTTATTAGAAACTTTAATTGATGATTATAAAAAGAGGGCATACGCCCTCTTTATTATTTATACCAGTTAGAACATACAATACACATTCCAATGTCAATCTGAAGGTTTTTAAATCCGTTGGAAAAGTCCGGTAAATTTTGAATAACAACGCTGCCATCTGTTTTAAATTTAAGCAACGGCGAATATACTTCTGTCGTATTGTCGTTTTTAGTTCCAATTAATGTAGCAACGCCTGAAACAATTCTTTCTGTTTTAGGTAACTGTGTGATTTTGAAAAGCATTGTCTCCGCGTTGTAGCTTTGCGTTTTTAAAGTTAATTTTCTATTTATTGTCATTAACTCTAAGTCTTTTCGGATATATCCATTTGTAGCTCCTGTTGATGTTACTACAGTACTGTTGGTTTCGCCGATTATTGAATTCCATTCTAAACTGTCAGCAAATCTGGACTGTAAACTATTCACAAGATTCTGCAAAGTAAGAATATCTGCCTGTACTTCCGTCATCTCTCCATCAACCTTATTTGCAAGCGTGTTTGCGCTATTTGCTACCTGACTAGCACTCGAAGAAACCGTACTAGCGTTGTCGGCATTAACTACCGCTTCATGAAGCTTCTGGTCGATTGTGTTAAATGCCGGATTTAAGTTCGCCATTATACCCACTTTGTCGTCTGCTGTCCACTGTGGTAAGTTGTAATTAGCTGTCGAATTTGTTGTTGCCATATTATCCGCTCCTTTTATTAATTAGTTAAATAGTTAAAATCAAAGTTTTTTACGTTTAAATTGTCAACTATTGAAACGAGAACATTTTCAAAATATGTCGCACTAGGCGATTTTGATAAGCTATTCAGCGTATTTAATCCTATCTCATTCCACAGAGTTTTAACCTTACCGTCATAGGCAGAAAACATATGCGTCTCATTTAGGATTTTAATCAAAATATTTTTACTGTATAGGTCAAAATCTCTAGCTTTAAGTAAAGCCGTCTCTACGTCATTAACCGTAAAATATTCACTGTCTAATGCACTTGACCCGTGAACAGCTAGATATGTGTATAAATCGTTTACACACTTTGCCGTAGTATCCAAAGTTCCCCGGCAAGGATTATATACTTTAAGTTCCTTGTCTTTAAGAATATTATCCAAATTGTCATACATTTTTAAAATCTGATAATCGATATAATGTCGGTTCTCAGCGTCATTCATGTCAACGTATGAATATAAATCTATGATTGCCTTATTCAATCGTCCGATATCGTCCTTAAGAATGATTAACAAGTTATTTTCTAACTTCGAATTCTCTCCATCAGTATATCGTTTACTCTGACTATTTGCACTGTCTAGTGTCTTTTTATCTCCATCATTAATTGCCTTGTAGATAGCCTTATAATCATCAGTTACTTTTTCCGACAAGTCTTTGACAGTTTTCAGAAGCCAGTCCAAATTAAGTTCATGCCAATTTGACATTGGCCAGTTTTCCCATGCCATATTACCACCACCTTTAATACACTGGAATTGTTATAGCGTCCTCGAATTCAAGCGCAATCATTTCATAAATATTTAACTTTCGCAACTCAATTTCCTGACGAATCATTTCTTGGTTAGTAGTTAGTCCAATATTACCATGCGCATGTAAAATTTCTTTATGACCCTGTTTTTCATTGCCAACTTCTTTGTTTATGAAATTTGCGCTATGGTCAAATGTGCCGTTGGTTGTAGATTTTGTCGTACTGTCACTAGTCCCAGTCTCATCGTTAGTTGTTTTGCTTAAAGGCTGATAAGTCGTAGCATTAAAAGCGCTTTGAGTGTTTTCGTTCGCTCCATTTTTACTCGATGTGATATTATCACTACTGTCAATAGTAGTACTATTAACGTCTTTATAATCTTCGCCACCGTTCCGAGAAATGTCGCTGTCTTTTGTGATATCAAGCTGTCTATCCTCTTTTCGGTCATAATTTTCAATAGGAGAATATTCTGCCGTCAAAGCGTCCAACAATCGCTTATAGTTATCTTGTCTCGATTTGAAAAAAGTGTGTATAGAATTTTTTAGTATTGTAGGTTCTGGATATCGAATCTCATTGTTACCAGCAAACTCCATAATATACGTTAAAAGTAAATTTTTTTCAATGCGATTGTCTATCTGAATATTATCGAATAGTTTCGGGCTGTACTGCCACATTCCGAACAATGTCATAATCATTCGTTACCACTCCCTTCGCCCAGTCTACGTCAATTTCTATCCCAAACATTTTTCTGGTTTTTTCACAAGATTTTTTTAAGTTATCAAGCCACATTTCAGCACGGGTTCTAGTATCAGCATCGTTACTCTCTACTTCCGACTGTATCATCCGTTCCCTTTTTTCGGTGTTCGTGTTTGGTATACCGAAGTCCGTATTAAAACGGTTCTCAATCTTTCGCATATCCGACAGCAAGTCCGTAACGATGTAGTTCTGTTTAACGCTTGTGTTAAAAAACTGCCATTCATTTTTTGTAGGGTCATTTTTTTTGTACACAACAGCAGGCTCGCCCTTCGCTACTTTGTCATAGATTTTTTTAGCTGACTCTGCTTCTTTTTTATCTCCTACTCCGATAGCATAAGTTAATCTGGTATTGATAAGATTGATACTTATACCTATGGAGCACAAAGCAAGTTCCTCGGCGTAATTGTTAATTAAATCCATAACCGGTTGATAGTCCTCTTGCAAGTGGAATAAAACGCAATCAGTGTCTATTTTACGCACAACGTTATGCAAGTTTTGATTATTAACTACTGTATGCGTCGGCATGTAAAAAATGTTCCAGCCCTGAAAACCACATAACTGTGGGATAACACCGTATTCTCTTGTATACAGTACCTCAAGCCATCCGTTACAATAAAGCCAATACTTAAAAACGTTCTCCGGCCATTCTTTTGGTAAAGTCCATTTATAAATGCTCATTGCTTTTTGTAACAGATACTTGCGATACATTCCTACAATCTGGCTTTGCTGAGTATGAATGGTAGATGGATTTCTACTGCCATAATAAAAAGATTCCTGATTGTAAAATACAGGCAATTGCATATCATTCATAATAAAACCCCCCATTCAAATAACCATTCAATTCGCTGTATTCGCCAATATCTCCTTCAAAATCCAGTGAAGCGTTTGCGCACTTAATATATCCAGGTATTGTATTTATAGTTACGTATTCACACAAAGGTTTTCCAACAGCTTCGATACCCTCAATATTGCAATCATAATAGTAACATATTAATTTAGGCACATTGTCAAAATCAGCGTATGTCCGAACTCCGTTGGTATTTTTGCTATTTTCTGACATTCCTAAGTTGCTAGCGGCGTTGGCTACTCCACTGCTTGCTCCGGCTATTGCTCCTACAGTGCCTAAACTACTACCCATAACAGCACTTGCAATTCCACCGATAGCGGACTGAGCAAAACTGCCTAAAGTCATACCTGTTTGGGCAAGCGCAATATCGACACCTACTTGCGATGATACATCAGTAATAATGCTTTCACTGCCATCCGACGCTACCCCAAATATTCTCAATAAACCAGCTCCTGTGTTTACATCAACAAACAATTTATATCCTATATCACTATAGTTGATTAATTGCGCTGAGGATAAGTTAATCATACCAAAAAATGGTATATATAACTTGTATACACTGTAAGGCTCATTATTGCGATAATCATTATTTGGCGAATAATGGCGTGGTATTTTTATTTTTTGGCTATTTGGCACTCCCAATGTAACATAGCTGTCTATTCTGTGACCGTTTAATCCGGTATCATTCCACCAACCGAAACGAATAGGTACAGTATCACCACTAGACATTGTAAATGTAAACGGAAACCACTGGCATGAAACGATGTATTGAAAAGGATTAAAAAAACCTTTTGTCACACTGTCTTTAATTACCTCTGTAAAATTGCTGTCTGTGTAAAAGTATTCGAGTAAAGCTTTTAACTCGTCTTTTGATAACTTATAATAAGTTACTGCACTTTTCGGTTCCGCTTCTGGTTTACCTGTCAGCCCTAAAACGTAATAACCGGATGTTGAAAACAGTTCATTGCCAGTTTCAACGAGTACATTTCTTCCGACGTTCGCTGGAAAGAAATCGTCAATCAGACCTACATCATACTTTGCGCTTGCTCTTTGAACATATAAACGACTAATGCCAATATTATTCCGATTACTAGCAAGCACATCCATTTTACAGCTAAAGTCCCAGACATTCTCACTTATAGCTACAACGTCTGTGCGGTAATAATACCGCCCAAACGCCTTTATGTAGTTAAAATCAGGTAACGTATCGTTTTTTAGCCTAAACGTTGGATTATGTAAAGATGTCTCCATTTTAAGGTAAACTTGATAACGTGAACCATCCTCGTCTTTAGGCTGTTTTGTGGAGTTGATACGTTTAACAAAGTTAAATAATATAATTTCCATAGGCTGACCTAATCAAGCAATAAGACAATACCGTTTTCTGTAAAGTCGTTCCAATATCTATCTGTGAAATGCCAGAAAATGTTGGAATAGCCACCTCTAGCGTTAAATGGCGTTGTAGCACTCCACTGGTTCACAGTTGTATAACCTAAAGCTTCCTCATCAAAAATCACGCCAAAGATTTTTGAATTATTAATCGGACTATCAGGACTTGTTAAAGTTCCATCTTTTTGCATGTAAATAGGTGTGATATTAATTGTTCCCGGTGCATCTATAGACTGCCAGAAGTTCACTCGCTCAAAGTCGACAAGTTTCATGTACTGCTCATTGTAGAGGTCAGATAAAACGTTCGTTTCTGTTAAATACTGTGTCGGCGTTGATAAGTACATTTTCTGCCGATTTTTTGGCGTATGTCGGCTAATCTCTTTACCTGTAACATTAACGTGATATTTAATTGACCGTTCTGTCAGTAAATCCGACAATGTTTTAACTCTCGCTACCACAAATTTCATAAAGTTGGTAAAGTTATCCGGCGCGTACACTGTCTCTCCTGTGAGTTTCTGTCCTGTCTGGGCATTATATTCTGTAATCAAATGGACAGTCTGACCGTTCTCTTCACCAGCTAAAATACCACCCATAAAGTTAGCAATTGTAGAACGTGCTAATGTCTCATGCGCCTGTTCTATCATATCAGTAGCGTTTTGCATGGTCATTGTGATAAATCGTCCAAATTCATCGGGTGTCGTAAAAGCAGTGTCTAACTGGTCTTTAAAAATTGTGAGACACTTTTGATACATATTCGCCCCATAGAAATTAGTCTGTAAAATTGTAGGTTTACACACCTGATACATGTCTACGGACTGACCTTCGGTTAAAGGCAACCTAGAATCGTCCTGAAAATCTTTATCAGAAATATTAAGTTTACGAGTAATGTTCCCGAACTTTTGGTTGCTAACGTTAATTCCAGCAAATTTACGGTAATATGGGCGAATCGAAAAAATCGTTTTAGACAGCACCTGTGTGATTGAATTAAGTAAAGGGTCGTAGCCAATTTTAAGTGCGGTATTTGCTACTGTGATAAACTCTGCCGTATTCTGTGCGGCTAATGTCTTTTTACCTGTTGCCTGTTGTACAATATCGTTTAAAACTGTGGATACCTGTGTTAAAGTAAGGTCATTTACTGCCACTAATCATCACTCCTTTGTCATTGGTGGGTTAATAAGATTATTTAAGATATCACCGCTTGTCTCTGGACGATAACTATTTACCGGGTTAGACAAGGCGTTGCGCTGTAAAGTTGCAATCACATCTTTGAGAACGTCGTTTTCAGCCTGTAAAGCATTTGGCAGAACTGGCGTGTAAGGAGTCTGACCGTAATTCATCGGTGCGGCTGGCATCGGTGCGGCAGACATCGGTGCGGCTGGCATCGGTGTGGCTGGCATCGGTGCGGCTGGCATCGGTGTGGCTGGCATCGGTGCGGCTGGCATCGGTGCGGCTGGCATCGGTGAGTGTGCGGGCGGCGTTGCGCTCTGACCAGTTCCGGCAGGTTTAACGCCGTAAATCATATTTACCAAATTAATCATATCGTTGTAGTCAATCATGATAATAAAATTTTCCTCCTATAATTTCTTTTTCCTTGCATGAGCGAGAGTTTGACGGCTGTCGGAAGCTTTAAGTCAGGCAACGGGTTAAATCCACCACCACTTCCACCACCGAAAGTTTTCGGTGAATAGATGAAGCCTTGGAAGGTAAACGAACCGAAGTTATACCCATTCGCTTTTTCGTAGGTTTGAATATAAAAATAACTTCCGGGACTTCCATATGCGCTATTACTTGTTACTACGTCTCCATTGTCTTTTATTTCTTCCACGATTGCAACATGACCACCGTCACCACCACCACTAAAGCAGATAACTGCCCCCAGTTTAGGCGTGTCTCCGTATTCATAACCTTCCGTTGCCGCATTTCTCGGGTACCAAGTTTCTCCGTTTCCTGTCGGCAAGTGATTCTCATATGCACCAAAGTCGTTAATTTCTCCAAATCTCCCATAAGCATACCATGTACAGTTGCCGTTACTTCCCGGTATACCGCTACCACCCGGTGCGTACTCAGGATAAAAGGCGTTAAATGCACTGTCATAATAGTATTTGTTACCTGACATTGGAGTTGGAGTATTAACATCAAGTCTTGGTGTAAATGGCGTATAATTGTTTATTATGTACTCATAATACTTTCTAGCTCCTGCCATTCTACTTTCGAGATTTAAAACTCCCGGTCGTTCATAGCCATAACAAAACCATTTTGCCATCTGTTCAGGAATAAGTGTTCCTTTGGTGTACTCATCATAACTATTAAAGTAGTTTGTCTCACCATTAAAGGACGTTACCCAAAAAGTATAACCCGGCTCTGAATTCGGGTCTGTAGCTTCTTCGAGTATTTTAGCCATCTGTCCAGCTCCGCTGTTTTGATTGTAACCGCGTGCGTTTAGCCAGTCTGTCAATCTCCACCAAGGCGTCCAACCAACAAGACCTCGGCCACTATAACTATTATAGTCGGCAATTGGATATCCTATTTCCCATTGACCGGGATTGCCTAATCCCTCTGTAAAAACGTTACCTAACCAACCAGCGATTGATTCCATCGTCCAGCCAGCCATTGCAAGAGCATCTGTTGCAATTAAAGCATTTTGGTTTTTTTGTTCTTCCGTGAGACTTGGATAACTATTCGTCCATTCCGTGTACCAGCCATCAATATATTCCACTGACATGCTATTTAATAATAGTATCGTAGCCCATAGACTTAAGCTTATTCGCCAAATCTTCCGCATTTTTCTTTTCAATAAATGCGCCGACCTGAACACGATACATTTTTTTATTATCCTCTGGCTTCGATTCTTCCACAAAAGTTTTATTAATTCCTTTGCAAAATCCTCTTGCAATAGCTTCGCCTAATTCTTTTCTGTGGTTATAAATCCAAATTCCGTAGGTGTCATGGAATTCACATTCGATGTAGCAACAAATTGCTGTTGTGGAATTTACCTCATAAAAGTCTCTTCCATCTTTGATTCCTCTATCCTTCCCCGGACTAGCAGCGGAAACTGAATTGTAAATTTCTTTCACCACATTGTCAATTGTATCTGGCCATGCAAATACTTCTGTGCCTTCTCCACCGCCGGCATTGGTATGAATCGGAATGTGATAATCAGCACCCCAAAGGTTTGAATCCGTAACACGGCCTTCCATCGTTGTGGAGTTAGCGTCTCCACGTCTTACTTCAATGCCATTCCTTTTTAAAGCACTTTCGGCATACTTCGCAATATCGTTGCAAATTTCCGCTTCAACAGCAGTAACTCCGCTATACTTGTTTCCAAACTGGCTTGATGGACTTAAGTAAACTTTCATTCATTTTCTCCTTTCGTTAAATCAAGCTTGTCGCAAAGCTTCTGTAATACTAAAGTATTAGCGTTTAAAGCTTCGGCAAATTTGTCTGTCTCTTCCTTGTGCTTCTCCGATTCTTTATCTTCCCTTTCGATAAATGTTTTAATCATTTCTCTACAATACCATGCAATCGCACAGCAAGCCACAATCGGGAAACCTAAAGACGGAATCATCTGTAAGATTTCATTCAATCGAAACCCTCACTTTCCTGCCCTAATTTAAAATAGTGGAAGGCTCTTTGCCGACAAAGCATTGGGAAAGCCTTCCAGGCCTCTGTCTCTTCCCACCTTCCACTGATGGTATTATAGCATAGTTCGACTTTTTATGTCAATACTAAATTTCTTTTTTTGTTAAGATTTTTACAATTACACACTTTATGTCGTATGTCTCAAAGTAAAAACGGTTATATATGTAGGCTTTCGCAAGTATGCCACCAAAGTCTTTTCTAAAGGCTTTTATGCCAGCGTCATTCATCGGATAAAAATATTTTACTTGCTTTACTGGTATTTTTGTTGCATAAAATTTACTGTTACCAGTAAATATATTTATCTCGCCTAATGTAGCAAATAACGTTTTTCCGCTCAGTGATTGTGATTCTATCTGGCTAAAATCGTTATCTATAAATTCATTGTTTATGGCCATATCTACAAAATTACTATCTTTTGCAAATTGATATAAAGCAGTCTTTCTTTTTTTATCCTCAAATTCTATGTTTTGTAATAATGATAATGTGCAACGCTTTTCATTCAGATTACTAAAGGCTTGTTCTTTTCTTACCATATCTTCGAGCTTTTTTTGTAAACCGACCTCGATTAATATGTCACTGTTAAAGTTATTCGAGTTGGCCAACAGAAATACTTTTATCGGTTCATTGCCATTAAACTCTCTATTTCGGTTAAAACTTTCATAGGCATTTAAAAACGCCATTCCCTCATGTGCTAGTTTATGCACATGATATTCAGGAATAAATTCATCAAATATCCAATAGTCGACATCTGACATGTCAATACCCCTTATTGACGCTACTGTGGACAGTGCGAATATATATCCGATGATTTCGTCGTCTATCATAAAAACATAAAATTTTTTATCAACGCGTTTTACGCTAACATAATCATAAATAGATTTCATGGGGTTCGCAACTTCGTTTTTTGCAATAAAGTCAACTTCTGTCTGTGTACGTCTCATATAGATAAAACGCTTTCCAGTGGCTTTATACTCATCTACCGCAAATTTTAAAGCGGAATACGTTTTTCCTGTTCCTCGTCCACCAATTACAATATTAAAAGGTTGCCTGTACTTTAAAAGTGTTTTTACATCAAAATATAACATATTATCTCCTATAAATAAAGCCCGGCATTTCTACCGGGCTAGTGCTATTTATTTCAATTCCACATTGTAAAATGTTCTTCCACCTTTAGATGTTCTAGAAACAAGTGTTACTTCCAGTTCTCCTTTTTCAATCTCTTCCTTAAAGTTTTCTACAAGTAACTTAGCGTCATCATATACTGTACTTGATGTTCCTGAATAAATAGTATCATCAATTTTCAGAATTGATGTTTTCTTATCATCTTCTTCGCTGATTGCCGCACCAGTTAATTTTCCAAATACTCCTTCACTTCCCTGAATTTTCTGTCCGTTTCTTGCGTTAAAAATATCTCTGTTTGTTAATCCGATAGATTTCATATGTTTGTTCTCCTTTTTAATTAAATAGTTATTATTTATTACATTATTAATATATCATTAATGTATTAAATTGTCAAGTATTTTTAAATAATTTAGTCCGGTATTTTCTAAAAACTCTCCGGTCAAACCGATGGTATATTCTCTATCTTCCATTCCGACATTAGAGGCGGTCAAAATATGTTCGTCCCCAATATCAAGATAATGTATAACATCATCATTATACCATACTTTGTGACCCCCCGCGTTTTTAAAAGTAAATCCCGGGCGAAAATTCTCCAAACGCTTAAGTTCCTCTGCTCCGTTCTTTTTTGATACACCAGATATGGTTATATGTAGATTTCCGTCCATATCCTCATAGGCATATTTTTTTGCACCTAATGTTTTAAAACGCTTGTAAGGTTTCTCTTCCTCAAACACGCCCATATAATAACGCCTTCCGTTCCAATCGCAATAAGCACCTTCCCTTTCAACTTCCTTAATGATGTCCGCATTTAATTTGTCAATAAGCGCCATGTCAGGGTTTATACACTTGTCACTGTCCGTATCTGCATATGCAGTTCCGTCCGCTCCTGTGATATCAATTATCCTCTGTAGATGTGCTCTCGCATGTGCTGTCGTCCATACCCCCCATGCATATGTCAAAAAACTATTTGAGTTACTGTAAAACTTGTTCAAAGCTTTGTCAATATCTTCCTTTTCTTCTTCCCATTTACCGTCAATCAACTTATATATATCATGTACTATATCTGTACATGTCATGCCAAATATACCATTAAGCTTATTTTTACTCTTCATATAAAAGTAAGGGTCACCAGATTTTAATTGGGTTTTCATTTCAAAACGATATTTAATGTACTGTCTCATTTCTTTCGGTAACTTTCCTCGCTTTGCAGTATACATTTCACCGATATATTGTCCTTTGATGTTATATTGCTTTTTTATTATTTGGTAATCTATTTCAGTCAATGTCATAACGACAGCTTCGGCTGACAGCACACGCCCATTAAACTTTTCACATTTTTCACTATGTTCGAGTTTTGAATATGCAATATACGGTATCGGTACGTTATCTTTTACTTCTATTTCATCTGCATAAAATGTAAATAAACAGCATCGTTTCTCAATCTCTTTTTCAAAAAACTTTTTATTTTTTACAGGTGTTCGCTTAAATTTTGTTAACGGAAAATATTTGCATAGTTGGCAATAAGGATAAGATGATGCAACGTCAAAATTTCTTACGTCGCTTAATATCAAATCACATAAAAATCTACTTCCATGAGTATTGCCGCCTCTTAAGGCTTTTTTAAGCATTAAGTAAACTGTTTTGTCAATTCGCATGTCCATAAATTGTTTATGGTTATACGGATTTTTATTCATTTCTATCCGGCATTCACGACGTATAAAACCTGTACTTGTTAAAGGTATAGTTGCAAGCGTATCCTCTTCGAGATAATCTTCTAAACATTCAGCCAAACCCTTCACATCGCAATAGCAATATGCAAGTTCTTCATCTGTGATAAAAGTGTTCGGCGTCCTAAAAATCGAATAGTCAATATCTCCGACCTGTTTCACATGTAAACAATTTTTACTATTTTCACAAAACTTTTCAAGTGACATGTTTGATAACTTATAACTACATCTAAATTCAATACCGTTATCTGTCATACATTTTAAAACTTCTCTTTTTCCTGTGGCAAAAATTGTGCTCCAATCAAAAAAATCTTTTATGAATTGAAATTCAAATGCTAAGTTATGTACATAAACTACAAATATTTTATCTTTACTTATATCATAAGCGTTTTGAATTTCTTTCAAAAATCCGAAAAACTCTTCCCATCTCCTACCGATTATCACGTCCTCACCTAAGCAAAATTGCCAAATGTACATAAAACCTTCATGTGTTTCTTTTATTGTCGTTGTCTCAATGTCAAACGTTGATATTAAATTATAATACCTCCATGGTTTATTACTCTTCAAACGTGACGCTTGCATTTTCCGAACAACTCCACATTCTTTATATTTATAATATGGTATTTTATCTTTTCCGTATTCAAGCACCCGCTCAAAGTAAATTTTTCCATCTTTGCCTTTAACTTTAATTATTCTCAATTTTAGTCATGTCCTTTACAATGTCATCAAGTGATATGTAACTTTCTGACTCCTTCCACTTTTTAAAAGCGTTTTCTAATTGCTTTAAAGATACGCCTTTCTTTTCGGCGGCTACAAATTCTTCAAAAATAATGTCTGAACTATATTCTTCTTCGAGTTCTTTATAAACTTCACTTTCCAAAAAATCCATAAATAAATCAATATTATCCTCACCGATATCTAAACCGGATTCATTTAAAAAGTAATCACGCTGTTGTTTCTCTTGCTTTTTTAAACCGGAAAGACTAGTTGTCTTAAGAGATAAAAAATAACCCATATCAAGTATTGCGTTCTTTAATTGCACGTCGTTTTTATTTTTTATACTTAAAGAAACATTTCCTTTTTGTGTTAAAAGGTTATTAATTATTTTCTTACGCTTATCTAAAGTACTTCCATATCTGCCGCTTTTATTAATATTTCGAATACGCTTATTAATATTACCGGCATATTGTTTATATGTTTTCTCTAGCTGTTTTCTACTCATCCCCGATAATTGGGGATTAATTTGTCTATAGTCCTTCATCTCTTATCCTCCTATGTTTCACGTGAAACATATTAACAAATGTTAATCTGTATAAGATCTCCGTCTTCGTCAATAAGCACACATTCACCTTTTTTAAAAATAAACTCACATCCGTTAATGCAACGACTATTCGCTCTAACGTATGCTTTTTTATTTATAGTATAAACACCTTTGTTGTAATCGGCTACAACGTAACCTTCGATAAATTCTCCGTAATTGTCACGATAATATAAACGTTTTTTCATTTCTCATATCTCCCTTCCTTTTTTACTCATATTATACCATAAACGTGATTTGATTACAAGTCAATTTCAGGGTCTT